AGAAATAACCATTGCATCGGTATCTGAAGATCGAGTGCGGTTTTGTTTTTGCACTAAAAGATCTTGAAATTTTTGGCGGTCAGGATCCTTAGAACCAAAATCCTCTTCTTCTTCGTAGAATCCTGAACCAGCCATATCACTAGAAATATATTTATTTATTCTAAGTCGATTAGCCTAGTTAAATACCACTGAGCCTTTTGCAGTGACTGAGTACCCCCTTTATACTTTTCGCGCCAAATATACTTGGCTATGCATCCCTTTAGGTATCCTCTATATTCTTCTGGCGTTAGCTGTGATTCAATCGCTTCGATACACTCCACACTACCTCCATGCGTGTAATGCTCGGGATGATTAACTTCATCCTTTTTAGGTTCTGCGATTAAATCGTCGCCACTCGTATCTGTTGCCCAGGGAACAGGACAAATACCCCCTGGACAATCCATTGTCGAGTCTGTAATTGGCTCAAAAATATCCACTACCGATTCAACCCCGCCAACGGTTTCCGTTGACGATTCATTGCCACTTCTTGCTCCTCCGGAGACAGTTGACCCATGTCCACTACGAGTTGCCGTGGCTGAGGCTCCGCCCCGTGCATCATGCCCATCTCTGCGCTTGGAATTGTGCCCGTTAGTCCGCATCTGGGTTGTGCTCGTGGATCAATACTTAGATTAATACGATCACTCATATTTTGCTGCGTTGCAGCTAAACCAGTGTTGTATTGATCGTAAAGAGGGACATCATTAGCCTCGTTATCTAAAGGCTGACCGAAACTATCAAGAGTGAGCATTCGATCTTTTAATGTGTCGTTATTCCCCATGAATTCTTCAAGGAAACCCATTACATTATGTCCTGGTTTAAGTCAACTATAATTCTATTATGGCTTATTCAAAGACATACGATCGCTCGCTGGATGCGGGCTCTTCTGGTGGTGAGGTAAATGATCTCAACCCAGGACGTTCTTATGATGTCGATATTCGTCGCCTAGACGAGTCTTCCCAAAAGATTGCTGGCCGTGCGGACACTCGCAACGAAGCGAAGCAAAATCGTGTCGAGAAGTTTCTGCGAGCAAAGCGTTCCGCAGGGAAGTTTTCTCAGAAGCGAAAATATGATGGTCCATGGACGGATAGACAAGGACAAGTCCCTGCTTTTACCGAAGGAGATCAGTTTGGCAGGGCCGGTTCAACAGCGTATGCAGCTAAGCCACAGCCATCAACCAGTAGGCTTTATTACTAAGCCTTAGCTAATATTACTTCTAACGGTTGGTTTTGATACTTTCCTTTGCGTTCTTGGTAGCTCACAGCGCAAGGATCACCTTGGTAAAACAAGAGCTGACAGATGCCTTCATTGGCATAGATCTTGTTGAATAAAGCCGTACAGTTGCTAATCTCTAAAGTCAAATGACCTTCCCAGCCAGCTTCGGCTGGAGTAATGTTTGCCATAATTCCTGCCCTTGCATATGTGCTTTTACCCACGGCAACCACGGTAACGTCTCGGGGTAAAGCCAAGCGTTCAACAGCAACGCCAAGACAGTAACCGTAAGGAGGGATAATAAAATACTTTCCTCGCTCGTCTTCATGTAATTCAGTCTCCTTTAAGATTTCAGGATCAAAGTTTTTAGCGTCACACATTCCGTGTTGGACACCACCGAAGAGAAGACACTGACTAGGTGACAAACGAATGTCATAACCATAGGAACTAAGTCCGTAGCTGAGAATAGGAACATCGTTTTCCTTGTTAATTAAACGATCTTGGAAAGGAGTAATCATCCCTTCCTTAGCGAACTCGCGGATCTCTTTATCGCTTAAGACGCTCATCTGTCTCAGTCAGTTCAAATAATCTACACCAAAACTCTGCCCTTTTCAGAATAAATATCAACGAAATTCTCTGTGGATTCGTGGATATTTTCTCGTGGTCCTAGGTAGACAATCATTGAAACGCCCGTAGACTTGTGCTCCGTTCGATCATCTGTAAAGTAGTGACGAATTAACGAAGGACGTTGCTTCATAATGCACACCGGATGATCAAAGATGTCCTGGCTGTACATCACCATATCTATATAGTTTGTTAAATAAACTGCTTGTTCAATTTCACGAGCCAGCCATTTACGCTTTAATGTGCGCCACCATAAAGAGTGTCCAGCAACAAGCGTAGGTGACAAGCCCCGCGTAGTCTTCCATCGATCGTTCTTTTTGTCCCAGAAGTAAGACTGGTGTGGTGGAAATAAGTAGACTTTACCAAACCACTTCTGATCATTAAGACCATCGTCGACCGGGTTATAGAATTTTTTAGCTCCAACGTAGGGGTTAGCAAATGCTGAGCTAGCAGGATCGAGATCAATTTCACCCATAAGCATATGGGCAGAGTCAACCAAATCACGATTAGAGATCCACTCAAAGTCTTCAGATTTTACGTTGCCCCTACGGATTCCCATTACTTTGCGTCTTTTTCGTAGTCGATTACAAAGTAGCGCATTCCTTGCTCATCGTTTAAAAGATATCCAGCAGCTGCAGTGGGGTCGATTTTAGCTGCGGACTCAAGGATTGTGTTAAAAGTCGAAGCCATTTCGTCTTCTCCTTTACGCTCGGATTCTTCCCTGGCAGCATGGAGTTCTTCCAATGTCAACCAGAACATAGACCGTTCGTCCTTGGGCTGCATCACCAGGACACCAGGGCCTTCGGTTTGCCAAAACTTAAAGAAGTATTTGCCCATGTCACCGAGAATAATTCGGGCAGTGACATCTGCATAACGAACGCTATTACCATCCAGGTCTTTACCGCAGACGGCTTCTAAAACTTTTTCGCGTCTATCCGTCATTGCTAATCAGTTTTTGTTTTTGCAAAACCGTAAGCATTTTAGGAAGAGGTTGGTAGATAACAACCATCTTTCCTAAGACACCACGTTTCTTAATGAGCTTACCATTTTCGTCACGCATTTTATCAAATTCACGAGAGCGAATTAGATATTCAGCTACGCAACGAAGCCTGCGTTTTAAAGGAAGATCAGCATTGGGAAAACGACTGCAAATCGTATCTGGTTGCATATCTTTAAAAGCAAGCCTTAAACGGTTAGCCAGCGTCATATTGCTGTTTGGATCTTCGATTTCAAACTCTTTGAGCATTTGGACGTAGCGCCTAAGCACATTGTCATCAAAAGATCCACTCGGAGGAAGAAAAGGAGTTACCTGTAGTACCAGGCTTTCCGGCAAGTAATCAGCATAGTTCTCGATAGTCAAGATATCTATGTTGATATTGTCAAAGCGATGAGGCATCTTTTTCCTCTTGAGTACGAGGGACAGGAACGTTGTCCCAATGGGATCTGTCGAAAGTTTCATATAAAGGACGTTTGCTTTTGTCGAAGGTACGCAGTGTTGCTTCCGGACCTTTGTGATAGGAAAGAATTAATTGATTCCAGGGGATACGAACAAGTTGTTTTTTCTTGCCAGCAGGGATAACGATGTAATGAACGCCTTGCACCCAGCCTTCAAAGCCTTGGGTTTTGTTGCGTTTTTTACCCTGGAGAATCCAGTTCCTAATGGTCTGGTCTGTAACGCCTAATCGTTTGGCGCATTCTTCTGTAGAGATGTATTCATCCGAATAAATCTCCGGGCTAACCATGTTGGTTTCGTTATTACTGTAACGAGAATGCCACATAGAAGCAAGGATATTGCGGATGCCTTTCAGCTCTCCAGCAATTACGTTTAAACTCTTATTTACTTCCGACATATACGAAAGTTTAATGCTACAGTTCTTTTGAAAATACTGTGTTTCTGATGGAAGATCAAGTAACTCAGCAACGAGAATTTGTTACTCCTAGCCAAGTTGCACAACAAGGACCTTATTACGAGAATCCTGAAGGTCCTCGTTATGAAAATCCAGCAGAGTACGATGCTGCTCAGCAACAGCAACAACCGCCAGCCCGTCCCCCTGGCGCACCTGATTTTCAGGCGATGCGTCAGATTGCATTGCAACAAGCAATCGAACAAGTGACAGCACAGAGAGGTGCTGAAGCACCTCCTGCGCAAATGCAACAACCACAAGTAGCCCAGCCAGCTCCCCCTCAACCTCGACCTGAACCGAAGGTCGTTTATGTCAGACGTAATCTGACCCTGGCAGAACTAATTTTAGTTTTTGCACTGTCAATTGGTATGGTAACTGGAGTTCAGTTTATTTGGCAAGTAGCTACAGATATTTTGCCTCGGATTGAAATCCGGGAGAAATAAGCAGTCCTATAATTAACAGAGGATCTTAGCGTTATAGCAGGGTGGCAAATAGAAGAATAACGCAATTCCCCGTAATTCAACCAGGGGATATCAACGACCAAGACGTGCTGACTTTGGTGCACGTCTTTGAAGTTGACCCTGCTCTTCGTAATAAAAAATTTAGTTTTGCTCAGCTTCGTCAGTATCTTGATGTCTACTACGTCAATACTGCTGAGTTTGATCCTCTGCTTGCCGGTAACGTAATTGTTTCTGGCTATGTCATTGTTAGTGGCGTTGGTGTCTTTGGAAATGACATTAACGTTTCAGGTAATGCTTCATTTAGTCAAGACGTCACGATCACTGGAGATTTAAATGTCTCCGGTGACATGAACTTGGCCGGTGACTTAGACGTTGATGATATTGATGCAGTATTTATTACAACCGATGGTTTAGAAGTACAGACCTCTGGTTTTATCAATAGCCTGTCAGGAAATACTGTTAATGCAACCAGCGGTACTTTCCAAAGATTGTTTGCTCTTGAAGCAACTGGTATTTATGCCAATTTTGTTTCTGGTAATTTTAATGAATTACATGCTGACAATCTAGACGTAGATACTATTGAAGTAAGTGGGCTTGAAATTAGTGGCAATCTAGTTTCTAGTGGCACGATTGATGCAAACGATATTAATGCAACCGGTGTTATTTCAGGCACGCTAATTACCGGCGACACCGTTAATATCTTTGACCTGAACGTTACATCAGGAAATTTTGATTATATTTCTGGTGTAACTATTACAGGTGACACCGTAGGTATTCGCACGGGTGCGTTTACCACCATGACGGGTGACGACATCCGTGTCTCTAATATTTCTGGTACAACCATTACCGGAGAAGATGTTTATATTTTCAATGGTTATATCGTTAGTGGTTACTACAACACTCTTACTGGTAACACATTAACAGGTGAGACGATCAATGTTCTTGATCTGAACGCTACTGATTTATTTGCTGAGTCTGGTTATCTTAATAATGTTGTTGCTTCTGGTATTTACGTTGATACCATTACTGGTCGTGTCGGTCAGTTTGAAGAGCTTTACGTTAGTGGTGACACT